ATGATCCTCGGCTCAAGGAAATAAAAGAAAGTGGAGAGGCTGGGATTACCACGTTTAATCAATCACCCACTCTTTTAGAAGAAAGTGTTTTTAATGAGACAGGTGCTTTTATTGGGGCGGATGGTAAACCAAAATTTGAAATAGGCACGTCGAATGTGACGATAAATAGAGACAAGCTACTAGGCTTGTACATGTATGGTGGTTCACTGGGAGCGGAAGCACCATTAAGCCAGATTATAGAGTTCCCTGAACTTTTTAAAAATTATCCTCAATTAAGTGATATGCCAGTAAGGCTCAAGCCTTTGCAAGGGAACATCGCACAATATACACCAGACATGGACCCACGCTCTCCGTCCTTCATTCCAAAAGGAATTGACATCGATCTACATCAGATACCAACACAGGATTTAAAAGGTACTGCCTCGGCACTTTTGCATGAAGTTCAACACGCTGTTCAAGATATTGAAGGCTTCATACACAGGGAATCGAACCTCCCCCAGTCATTACTTACTTGGGAAGAATACTGGGGGTTGCCCTTGGAAATTGAAGCCAGAAATGTTCAAAGGCGGTTTGAAAACCCTAAGTTAAGAAAACAATTACCCGAAACCACGGTAGATATTTTTCCAGATACGGCAAGCGACCCTGAGAAAATCCTGCTCGAATGGTCTAATTTGCTGGGGATCTAAAATGGCGAGAAAAGAGAGCTCCCGTAACCGACAACGAGGAAACAATTAATGGCTAACGGCGACCCTATTACTACAATGGTTGAAAAGGTAGAGGAAATAGAAACTCCTGATTCCTTAACCATTGAAGAGCAAGTAGAACTTGCAGCCCCTACTTCCTTTGTGCCTTCAGACGGGGGTCCGGTGGAACTGATTGAACAAGAAGATGGCGGCGTCATCGTGGACTTTGACCCCTCGGCGCTGGAAGTTGATGAAAGCGACTTTTTCCGTAATCTGGCGGAAGAAATGGACGAAGGTGAGCTGGGACGAATTTGTAACGATCTCCTGAACGAATTCCAGAGCAACAAGACTTCCCGCCATGACTGGGAGGACACTTATTCCAAGGGGATGGAGCTGCTTGGTTATGTCTATGAAGAACGCACGATGCCTTTTCGGGGTGCAACCGGTGTAACCCATCCGTTGCTGGCCGAGGCGGCTACCCAGTTTCAGGCCCAAGCGTTTAATGAGCTATTACCTGCGGACGGTCCAGTACGCACAACGATCATGGGGGAAAGAACCAAGGAAAAGGAGGAGCAAGCGGTTCGTGTGAAGGAGTTTATGAACTACTACATCATGGATGTGATGCAGGAATACACCCCTGAATTTGACCAGATGCTGTTCTATTTGCCATTAGCGGGGTCTACGTTCAAGAAAGTCTACTATGACGAGGGTCTGGACCGTGCGGTCAGTAAATTTGTCCCGGCAGAGCAACTGGTTGTGCCTTATGAGACAAGTAACCTGGAAACTTGCCCCTGTATCACCAATATTGTCCCCATGGACCTGAATGAGTTACGGAAATTACAGATATCCGGCTTTTACCGTGACATCGAGGTTTTGCCCTCCCAGCTCTCTGATAACGACGTAGTACGAGAACAGGATAAGATTCAAGGGGTTAGCCCCACAAACATGGAATATGACGCTAATCTGCTGGAATTTCATGTAGATTTGGATCTCCCGGGCTTTGAAGAAGTGGATGAAGAGAACGAACCCACCGGTATCAAGGTCCCTTATCTCGTTACTATTGCAGAAGATGCCAATAAGATTTTGTCCGTTCGACGTAACTATGATGAGGAGGATGAGCTTAAAACTAAAATCCAGTATTTTGTTCATTACAAGTTCCTCCCCGGGTTTGGTTTTTACGGATTAGGGCTAATTCATGCCATAGGTGGTCTGTCACGTACAGCTACTGCCGCATTACGTCAATTGATTGATGCAGGGACGCTTTCCAACCTCCCTGCCGGGTTCAAGGCCCGTGGACTACGGGTTCGGGATGATGCAGACCCCTTGCAGCCCGGTGAGTTCAGGGATGTGGATGCCCCAGGAGGTGCCATTCGTGACAGCCTGATGCCGTTGCCGTTTAAAGGCCCGGATAGGACTTTGTTTGAGTTACTGGGTTTTGTGGTGGACGCAGGTCAACGCTTTGCCACCATAACTGACCTGAAAGTGGGTGATGGCAACCAACAAGCGGCGGTAGGAACTACCGTGGCTATGCTGGAGCAGGGAAGCCGCGTGATGAGTGCAGTGCATAAGCGACTGCATTATTCCATGCGCAAGGAGTTCAAGGTTCTGGCGAGAGTCATGCACGAATCGTTGCCACAGGAGTATCCATTTTCGGTAGTGGGTGGTGACAAGCGAGTAATGGCGGCGGACTTTGATGACCGCATAGATGTTCTGCCGGTTTCTAATCCCAATATCTTTTCCCAGTCCCAAAGGATTGCGCTGGCACAGGCTCAACTGGATTTGGCGTTGCAAGCCCCTGATATGCATAATAATTATGAAGCCTTTCGCCGGATGTATGAGGCGTTAGGGGTACGTGATATTGACAGGATTCTTAACACTCCAAGCACCGCACAGGCGGTTCCCAAGGACCCTGCTCAAGAAAACATTGACGCTTTGGAGAAAACCGACCTAGAGGCGTTTGAAGGGCAGAACCATGACGCACATATCATGGCCCATCTTACTTTTGGTGCTTCCCCGATTGTGTCGCAGTCTCCGGATATTGTTACAGCACTCCAGAAGCACGTAACACAACATGTTAAACTGAAATCTCAAGAGATTACGATGACCGAATTTGAAAAACGGTCCAACGGAGAGGCTCCCAGTGATGAAATGTTGCTTGAAATGGAAGTCTATATGGCTCAGTTGATCGCCCAGGAGTTACAGCAGGTACGGCAGATCAGTCAACAGATTGTAAACGGCCCGGGAGCCGAAGAAGAAGGCCCAGACCCGTTAATTGCCTTGAAACAGCAAGAAATAGACATAAAAGGGCAGAAAACACAGTCAGATATTGCCATTGACCAAGGTAAATTGAATCTGGAAGAACAAAAGATGGCTCAAAGGGGTCAGCAGTTCGATGATCGGATAGATTCGCAGGAAAAACAGACCCAAGAGCGGATAGAGGCGTCAGACAGGCGCGAAATGATGAGATTACGTGAAAAATTAGGAGAAACTCCATGAGTAGAGTCAAAACAGGTGGCGCTCCACCTCGAAAAACCCCCAAAGCGACTAAATTTGAGGTAATCAAGGGTCAGGGAAAGGTTCCCTTTAGCGATTACAAGGAAATTCCTACTCCAAAGAACCTTGGAAAGGGCAAAGTGACTACCGGAACCTCCCGTGGCATGGGTGCCATGCTGCGTGGTGGAAAATTTACCATTAATTAGGTGATATATGCCACTTAAAAAAGGTAAGAGCAAGAGAACAGTCAGCCATAACGTAAAAAAGCTGAGAAGCGAGGGTTATCCGCAAAAGCAGTCGGTTGCTATTGCCCTGAATACGGCGGGAAAACGGAAAAAAGGCTCGCGTAGACGTTCTGGAGGAAGATGCCATGGCTAGAATAGTGCTTATTTTAATGATGCCCCTTTTTGTGGGCTGCACCCAGATTGAAGGTCTTGCGGTGAGCGAGGGGGACAATGCTTTTGCTTGTCTGAGAGGCGAATCCTCTGCTACAGCAGGGGTCTTTGGTGGAAACCTGAGCGGGATTACTGTGGAAGTACCGGCAACTGTAGATACCTCCCAGTGGTCAGCACAGGACTGGGCTACATTGGCCGAAATTTGTGACTAACAATGCCGAAATTTTTGGTTTTGTTGGTCGTTATCTGGCTTGGCTTGTACCCCGTTTCCCTGCATTCTTCTTTAGTTGAAATAACCCTAGAAGATGACATGGAAAAACTGATCGCTATGCTTAAACGGCACGAGGGGGTAAAAAAACACGCCTATAAAGACAGTTTGGGTGTGTTGACGATAGGATGCGGCAGGAATATTTCTGACACTGAAGAGCATCACGGATTAGGGATTAGTGATGACGAGATCGACTACATGCTCCAGAACGACATCGAGCGTACTATCAAGGAATTAAGTTCAGAATATCCGTGGTTTAACGACCTTGAGGACGGTGCTAGAAAAGACGGAATCATCAATATGCACTTTAATCTGGGACGATTTCGTTTTTCAGGGTTTAAAAAAGCGTTAGGCCACATGGAAAGGGGCGACCATGACCAAGCTGCTCTCGAATTTTTCGATTCCCGGTGGGCCAGACAAGTAAAAGGCCGAGCCATAGAAGTAACTGACATGATTAAGACGAATACCTATGTTTGAATATTCCTGTAAAGTGAGGCGCGTGGTTGATGGCGACACCGTGGATTTAACCATGGATCTTGGGTTCTCAATCTTTCATAAAGCCCGAGTCAGGCTCGTCGGTATAGACGCCCCCGAATGTCGAAGCCTTGATTTAGACCATAAGGCGAGGGGAATGCTTAGTAAACAGTTCGTTAAAGACCGGCTAAAATCCGCCAAAGAAATCAAAGTGCTTACGGAATTGGAAAAAGGGAAATTTGGGCGTGTATTAGGGACGGTTTGGGCCGATGACCAGTGTATTAATGCTTTATTAGTGGCCCATAATCACGCGGTTAAGTATGATGGTGCGAATAAGGAAACTGTAGCTGAAGCTCACGCTTATAATCGTGAAAAATTAATAGAAAGAGGGGAATTTGATCCGGAGATGGTATAAGATTAGCTACGATTATATCTAACTACATGAGGGAATATGCGAATGGATGAAATTGATGTAATTCAATTTATTCAAAAAACAATTAAGGATAGACGAAATAGCGTAATCGACATTTTAGGAAATAACGGCATTAAGTCCATGGAAGAGTATCAAAAACTCATGGGAGAAATTAGTGCCTTGTCTTACATAGAACAGGAACTCTCGGGCCTGATAGACAAACAGGAGCA